GATGCCACCTACACTCATGATTACAATCGTGGGTTTGCTTCCCATCTTGGTGATGATGACTTCCTCCCTGAAGAACATTACCTGATCACTGCACCTGCTGCTGATCTCAACGCACGACAATACTTCAAACTGTTTGAGAAGTTCTTGTTGTGTGTGGGTATGTCACCCGAAAATATTCGTAGTGGCGCTATGTCTCTTGTCTTCAATGATTGTGTACGTGAGGAAGATCAACGAAAGGTCTGTGAAGAGTATGAACTGACTATGAATGAAGATCTCCGTAGTAAGTTTGAAGAGTGGAAAAAAGAAGAGGAACATTTTGAAAGCACTCACTCCGTATGAACTGTCATACAAAACAACTTCCCCCTTGATCTTGCAACACATGTTGCACCTTCTATTGCATAATTTATTATCTTAACAATGTCTACGAAACTTTCTCTGTCCATCCTTGCTGGTGCTGTTCTTGGCGTTGCACATGGTGCAGCCATTGCAGGTCCTTACGTGAACGTAGAGTCCAACTCCGGCTTCCGTGGTAATGACTACAGCTCTACCCTTTTGGAGACCCACCTGGGTTATGAAGGATCTATCAACGACGCGTCTTGGTACATCCAAGGTGGTCCTGCCATCTCCTTCCCTGATGATGCTAGCTCCACTGGCGCAGCATCTGGTAAGATTGGTGGCAGCGTTGCTGTGACGACTAAGACAAATGTCTATGGCGAACTGTCTGCTGCTACTTCTGAAGGTCTTGACACTAGCGACTTGAGCGTTGGTGCTAAGCTTGGTATGAAGTATAAGTTCTAAAAGTAACGTACGTTCATCCCCTATTGGGACGCATGACGCCTAACCATGGAACGGGGGTTAGGTACTTCGGAGTAATTCAATGCCTAACGTTGAACTGCAAGCTCGCGTAAAGGAGCAACAGGCTGCACAAAAGCAGTCTAAGCTGAAGTATCGCGGCGTTACTTATACCAAACAAGGTAAGTAGGTTTACTACGGGGAGGTTCAATTCCTCCCTTACCTCTTGGCGTTGGCCCGTACGCGGACACCCTTCGCCGTCATGACGGTGGGATAGACCACACTATACAATTGAATACTCTAAGCGCTTAGAGGTAACGTTAACACTTATCTCTTTTTATTTTAATTACAATGGCTTTTCAAAGTTCTGTTAATCCTGCACAGCTCACTCGTGGTGGTCAGCTTAATGCTGCCGGTGACGCTCGTGCTCTTTACCTGAAACTGTTTTCGGGTGAAATGTTCAAAGGCTTCCAAAATAACACGATTGCTCGTGACCTTGTTATGAAGCGTACGCTGAAGAACGGTAAGAGTCTTCAGTTCATCTACACAGGTCGTACCAGTGCTGAGTACCATACTCCTGGTAACAGCATCCTTGGTGATGGTGACGGTCGTCCGCCAGTGGCAGAGAAGACCATCACTTGTGATGACCTTTTGATCTCCAGTGCATTTGTGTACGAACTCGATGAAGTTCTGTCTCACTATGATCTGCGCTCTGAGATCTCCCGCAAGATTGGTTATGCTCTTGCTGAAAAGTATGACCGTCTGATCTTCCGTGCTCTTGCAAAAGGCGCACGTCAAGCATCTCCTGTCGTCAAGGCTGGTACTCCTGCCACTATGCGGGAACCCGGTGGTACCCAAATTCAAGTGGGTGCTACTGCAGATAAGGCTTTCGATGCAACATCTCTGGTCTCTGCTTTCTATGATGCAGCTGCTGCCATGGATGAAAAAGGCGTGTCCCAAGATGGACGTGTTGGTGTTCTGAACCCTCGCCAGTACTATGCTTTGATTCAAGCAGTTGGTACCAACGGACTGGTAAACCGTGACGTTCAAGGTACTGCTCTGCAGTCCGGTCAAGGTATCATCGAAATCGCTGGTATCAAGATCTACAAGTCCATGAACATTCCGTTCCTGGGTAACTACGGTATCAAGTATGGTGTGTCTGGTGGTCCTGCCAACCCTGGCAACACCGGTGATTTTGTTGGTAACAACGACGAGCTGGAAGACGGCGGTGGCGTGACCGGCATGAACAACAACTACGGTGAGCAAGCTGCCTTCGATGCTTCCTGCGGTCTGATCTTCCAACGTGAAGGTGCTGGTTGTGTTGAAGCTATTGCTCCTCAGGTGCAAGTGACTTCCGGTGATGTCTCCGTGATCTATCAGGGTGACGTGATCCTGGGTCGCCTGGCTATGGGTGCTGACTTCCTGAACCCTGCTGCTTGCGTTGAACTGTACGCTGGTGCTTCTGCTGATGCAGCCTTCGGTACCACGTATCCTGCTAACGCTTGATATTGAGCTTTACTTGACAACTACCAAGTAACTATCGTCGCAAACTTTGGGGACCTTCGGGTCCCCTTTTTTTATATCTATTCGACATGTCTTTTCCTACTTATGCTGTGTCCACAGAACTGGATGCTGTAAATCAAATACTTAGCTCAGTGGGACAGGCTCCTGTCACCACGCTCAATCTACAGAACCCTGAGGTTGCCATCCCTGTAAACACTCTCCGTGAAGTCAGTCGTATGGTCCAACTAGAAGGATGGACTTTTAATGTTGAACGTAAGGTGGCAATGCAACCTGACAGTAATACTAGTATGATTGTTTATCCTACTAACATTCTGTCAATGGATGCCAACGAAGAGAAACATTACGGAAAGTACGATCTTGTACGACGTGAGGGTTTCTTGTATGATCGGTATAACCATACCTATAAGTTTACCGAAACTATCTATGCTGATGTTGTCTATTACTTTGATTTTCAACACCTGCCTCCTGCTATCCAAGCTTACATCACTGCACGTGCTGCACGTATGTGTGCTGTAAAGATGGTTGGTGATGCAGCGTTGAGTCAAATGCTGATGGAACAAGAACAATTGACCCGTGCTTATGCACTGGATGACGAGTGCAACCAAGGTGACTATAACATCTTTGGTTTCCGTGACGGAGAAAACTATTACCAAAGCTATCAACCCTTCCGTGGACTTATGAGGCAATGAGCAGTATTACCCAAAGAATCCCAAATCTTTTAGCTGGTATTTCCCAGCAACCTGACAACAGAAAACGTCCTGGTCAAGTAAAGGATGCAGTCAATGTATATCCTGACTTTACTTTGGGTATGCTCAAGCGTCCTGGTTCTAAGTTTGTATCTAACCTTCATGGTGCAAACTTAACTGACAGTGCTAAATGGTTCCACATCTTGCGTGATGAGCAAGAGAAATATATTGCACAGTATGCAGATAATGTGTTCCGTGTGTGGAGTCTTATTGATGGTGGTGTCCGTGTTGTTGACATGGGTACCAACACAGGTGTACCTGGGACATGTAATATAGCAACTTTAAAAACTAAAGCCAGCGACCTAAACACTGCTGTAGCTTTGGTGGGGACAAAACTTGACACACTGCGTGAAAAAGAAGACACCTTAGCTGCTGTAACCGCTGGTCAAAACACAACAGTTACTAAGTTGTTTAGTGTATCTAATACATATACTGTTGATGTAGAAGAGACTCTTGAATCTGGTATCCTTGAAAACTTTAGTGGACAATATCTTGTTAAAAATAATGGAACAATATTAACAAGAGAAGCTTTGTCTGTAAGTGTAAAGAAGAACGCTTTTAATTTAACTAACACTGGCAGTACAACTAATATCGCAACTACTTCAAGCGGTACAGGTACAGGGATTACTGTTGATATTACATTTGCTCAGGTTGGTGGCACAAGTAATTACAAAATTGATACGGTTTCAATTAACACTAATGGGACAGGTTATTGGGATGGTGAAGTGCTTTCTTTAGATGGTTATCCAGATGTAACATTAGCTGTAACAGGTGTAAGTAAAGGATCTGAGCGTACAAATCAGTACCCATTAATTGCTAGTCAAGGTTACCGTATCTATGAATTGCAGCAACCTGTAGCAGCAACTCACACCGCTGCTCAACTGCAGACTGCAAAAGGTGAATATGATGATGCTAAATCCCATGCTACTAACATCGGGTACGATGAAGCTGTAGCGGATGTTGAGACAGCTTTAACTGGTAAGCGTGCTGTTTACGACGCCGATGTCGCTAACTGTGCAATTACAACTGTACCAAGTAACGCATATCTAAAGGATGCTACTGCAGATGATCTAGAGTTTTTGACAATCAACGATTATACGTTTGTACTGAACAAAGCTAAGACTGTCAGTATGACTACTGATGAATCTCCATCAGAAATACATGATGGTTTTTTCTACATCAACACTTATGATTCAAATTCACACTATTCAGTTATCCTCACATACAAGGACAACGATGATGTAGAAAGAACAGAAACTTTTACAACGAATACTCAAAACAATTCACATAATGATATTGAAGACGTAGTAGCTTTTTTGGCACAGGAAATCAATCAAGCCGTTGCTGCCAATACTGCTGCACAACACTACGAGAGTAATAACGCAGATTTTACCGCAACAGTAGTAGGACCTGGTGTTTATTTGAAAAGGTTTACTGATACTTTAACTGTCACCAATTCAGCTACTACACACTCTGATGGACAAGAATACAATATACCTACAACCGGAGGTACTGGTACTGGCCTCAGAGTTAATTTGTTAGTTGCAGGTGGTGTTGTAACTAAAGCGACTATTGCACAAAAAGGATCTGGTTACACAAATGGTGATGTCATTGATGTTGATGACAGTTTTTTTGCATCTACACAGTTAACTTATAACGTAAGTACAACAACACCTGAATTTTCTATTTCAGTCAACGGTGGTACAACTGCTAACGCTATATACGGATTCACTGACAGTGTGCCTAACACTTCTTTCCTTCCAAGCCAAAGCGTCAGCGGACACGTTGTAAAAGTCATCAATACTACAGATGTCGATATTGACGACATGTATGTACAGTTTGAAACTACTGCAACTTCAGAGAATACTGTAGCATCGTCAGGTGTAGGTAGTTGGGTTGAAACCATTGCACCTGGATTAAAGTATAAACTTGACCCACTTACTATGCCGCACCAGCTTGTACGTCAAGCTGATGGATCATTTAAATATGAACCTGTCACTTGGATTAATAGGCTTGTAGGAGACAAAGACACTAACCCACTACCTACATTTGTAGGACAAAAAATTTCAAACCTTTTCTTTTATCGTAACCGACTAGGCTTCTTGTCTAACGGTAACGTTATTATGAGTAAAGCTGCTGACTACTTTAACTTCTTCAACACGTCAGCACAAGTCGCTACTGATGACGATCCTATTGACATCTCTGCTGTTGGTACACGTCCTGCTTTCTTGAATCATGCACTACCTACTGCAGTTGGTTTGGTGTTGTATGGTAGCAGTGAGCAGCACATGCTGAGTACTGACTCTGACTTGTTCAGTCCTAAAACTGTAAAGATCTCTAGACTTAGTAGCTACGAAACTGACGAAAAGATTCAACCAGTTTCCGTTGGTACATCACATGCGTTTGTGTCTAAGACACCGCTGTACACACGTTTGTTTGAACTGCTTGACATTAACAGAGATCGTCCTCCGTTGATGAATGACGATACTGTTGTTGTACCTGAACTTGTACCAGTAAGTGTTGACAGCATGGCAGCTTCTTCTGCTTTGTCGTTGATCTCTCTCGGTACTAAAGGTACAAACGACTTGTATCAATTTAGGTTCCTTAGCTCATCACGTGATAAACGTGAACTATCGACATGGTATAAATGGAAGACCACTACAAAAGTGTTGCACCAATTCTTTGATGCAAATACATTCTATGTGATTGGTAATACTGATAGTGAGGGTGCTATTGAATCCTATGACATGTCTCAATCTAGTGAGGAAGGTTTCCTAACTATTCCTACTGGTGAAAAAACTGATGTGTGTTTGGATTTGTTTTATGTAAATCCACACAGAGAAATACACAGCACTTTACAAATAGTAGATGCTGATATAACCTCTGCAGATGGACTTGTAACATGGGCTAGCTCTGAATTTGGTAGTTTAGTTATAGCATACCGCATTGTAAGCAACAAAATTACTGAAGCTTATGTCGTTACTGACGAGCCAACTTTAGCAGATGGTACTTTGGTTGGACCTGATTCTAGGTTTAAATACATTAAAAATACTAACACTAGGGTTTATTTACCTTACTCAAAACTGTCTGATAAAACTTTAGCGGCAGTAGTGTTAGGTGCTTCTAACGGTGCTGTGTTGTATCCAAATGTTTTGAGTAACAATACATTTGAATTGCCTGGTGACTACCGTGGTACTGACATTGTAATCGGTTACAACTATGACATGGAGCTTACACTACCCAAGTTATATGTGTACCAACAGGATGGTGAGTCAGTACGCAATGATCCTGAATCTAACCTAATCTTACATAGACTACGTGTGCAAACTGGACTAAGTGGTCCGGTGGATTACCAAATTAAAATTGATGGTCTTAATGACTACACACATACTGCTAGTGTAAC